TCCAAACCCTCCTTTGATGTGACCGAAAAGCAAGAAAACGATGACGGAACCACAACCTTTGAGATCAGCGGTAGCAAGGAGAACATGGAGCGTCTCTTTAGTGCGTTCTTTACCAGCGCATTGATCAAGGGTATTGAGGCGGAAGAAAGCATCAACGAGCGATGGACTAACAAGTTAGGGATCATCGAAGCCGCCAAAGAGTTCTGCAAGGCAATGGAGCGGTGGGAAGAGGCAGATGACTTTGACTACGAGCCTGAGTGTCGGGAATTGCGTGAAAAATTATCAGAGGCCATCGAAGGATGAAGCCCAAGATCCTTTCCGTTTTAGAGATGTGTATTGAAACCGGGACGGCGGTGGGTTGGAACAGGGCGTTTAAACATAATGACAAACCCAGCGAAGATGCTATTAGGGAAGCCATCGCTTCTGCCATCATGCACGAACTCTACGAGTGGTTCGACTTTGAGGAAATCCGACATGAACATTGATCTCGACTTTACGGTTTCGGAGTACGCAACTCATTGCAACATTGGTCATAGTGCCGCCAAGGCTATTCTTTATCAGATGGCACAAGACGGTATGGCGGAAACACTTCCCCCGAGGCCGGGACACAGGATGAATGTGTTTCGTTTAAGGGAGTCGGAGTTTAAATACCAAGACCCCTTTGGGTTGATCAAGAGAAAAGTGAAACCCTCTGATCCCAATGCTTGGATGCGTGGCGCATTCGTGAGTGAGAAATGAACGAAAAACCTTGGGTCAAAACATACGCTGGTGGCAAGCCGAACTACTGCACACCTGTCGATAACTTAAACATAAACGACAAACGTGTACACAAAATTGAAAAATCCGTACATGAATGGGTTGGGCTGACGGATGATGAGATTGTCGATCTTGCCCTTTCCGTAGGCAGTTATAAAGGGCTTGTACAAGCAGTCGAAGCCAAACTTAAGGAAAAGAACAATAGATAGCGCATTAACCCGCTTAATGGTGCATATATGAACCAAAGGAGAGAGTATGAGTAACTGGGCAATAGGATTCACGATGGGCTTGCTGGTCGTTCTGGCTTACCAAAAGATCTATGACGAACCCGTGATTATCGAGGCCGCACGGGCAGAAGAACTCATTAATGTTTACAAACGGGGACAGGCGGATGCCTTAAGAACAAACCCCGTATCAATGGAATTAGAACAAGCCTGTTTAAACATATGGGCTAGTAAGCAACCCGTGGAGAAATAATTTATGACAGACATGATTAACCACCCACCGCATTACACCGTGGGCGGTATTGAAACGATTGACTACATGAAGGCTAAGTCAACCACGGAAGAGTTTAGGGGGCATCTAAGACTGACCGCCCTTAAATACTTAAGCCGCATGGGACACAAAGATGATTCACTCAAAGATCTTAAGAAGGCCCAGTGGTATTTAAACAGGCTTATTAAGGAGATCGAAGATGGACTATAACTTCACCAAGGACTGGTTCTCTTGGTCGCCGCCCGTTTGGGAGCAGGTGTTTAAACAACTTAAAGCGAAGAACATTTTAGAGATCGGATGCTTTGAAGGCCGAGCCACTACATGGTTGATTGAGAATGTGGACTGTGACGAGATCGTCTGCATCGACACCTTTGAGGGCGGAGAGGAACACACGCCTGAGATTATGGATGGAGTGCGTGAACGATGGCGGAGTAACATCAATGTTGCTTTTAATAAAAAAGAATCAGAAACCGGAGTACGACTTATCCCAAATGATTCCTACGATGCCCTCGTTTCGTTATGGAGGGATGGAATGTTGTTTGACTTCATTTATGTGGATGGATCTCATGTGGCAAAGGATGTCTTAACCGATGCTTGTATGGCATGGCCCATGCTTACGGTGGGTGGGGTGATGTGCTTTGATGACTACGGATGGGGAGAGCCGATACCCGAGACCCATAAGCCAAAGTTAGCCATCGATGCGTTTGTCGATATTTTCCAAGAAGACCTTGAGGTTATCCACAAGGGTTATCAACTGCTTGTGCAAAGGATGAAATGATGTCAGAGGTTCAGAGAATTGTTATCAAGGAAGAGAAAAGGCCCAGCATTCTGATTGCTACCCCGATGTATGGCGGGATGTGTACCGGGCATTATCTGTCCGGGGTCATTGCCACCATCAACAAGATGAGGTCTGTGGGAGTGAAGGTTTACTTCTCTCAGATTATGAACGAGAGCCTGATTACCCGGGCAAGGAACGAGTTGGTCAGGGTCTTTCTGGAGTCTGAGTGCGACTACCTGATGTTTATCGATGCAGACATTTGTTTTGATGGAAATGCGGTGGCCCAGCTTCTAGCCGCCGACAGGGAGATTGCTTGCGGGATTTATCCCAAAAAAGAGATCGACTGGGCGCAGGTTAGTAAGGCCGCTCAGATGGGCAAAGAGAACCTCGCAGACTATGGCGGGGCGTTTGTCATTAACTTCCCGAAGTCGGACAAGAAGTTCTTTGAGACAGACGAGGACGGGATGGTAGAGATTCGGCATGGCGGGACAGGCTTTATGCTGATCAGGAGATCTGTCTTTGAAACGCTGGCGGATAAGGTTCCGACCTACCGCACCTCGACCGTAAAGAAGGACGGGGAGTATTTAAAGCCTGAGACCCGGGAGTACTTTGCAACCAGTATTGATGACACCGGATGCCTTCTTTCTGAGGACTACCACTTCTGCGATCTGTGGCGAAAAAATGGAGGTAAGATCTATGCCAACCCGTTCATCAAACTCCAACATCTTGGGAGCTACCTCTTTGGAGGAGACATCACAGTCGCAGGATCGAACCTTAAATAGTTTAAACGCAGAGACCAAGCTCGTCTTTGCCTTGAACATGGCCCGGATGGTGGGGGAAGTTTCTGATCCGGAGACCAAAGCCATTATCAAGGCCATACTTAACCAGCTTGCCATGTCCCTAATCAAAACAGATCGAATGCATTGAGAAAACCTTTTTCAAAAGAGCAACACGAGCAAGACGACGCTCCCGCCAAGAAAGCTGTATCCCGCTTCTTATTTAAACGCTGGAAGTACATCCCGCTGGAGAACAAAGACCAGTACGGGGTGGACATTCTTTGCTACAAAGACGGAAAGGTTGTGGGCTATGTGGAGGTGGAGAGACGACACTCATGGCGGGGAGTCTTTACTTATGAAACCGTCCATGTCCCGGCCCGGAAGAAGAAGTACTTTGATGTTCCCAACACTATCATTTTTAGCGTAAGAAGCGATCTGAGAAAAGCCTACTGGACAACCGGACAGAAAGTCCTTGAGTCCCCTATTATCTTTCTTGATAACAAAGAGTGTAAGAACGAAGACTTCTTTGATGTGCCGCTAGAGAAATGGACACTAGTTGATCTATGAAGAAGGAGAGGTGGTTTCAAGCTTTGCAAGATCTCGGTTGCATTGTCTGTTTAAACGAAGGCGTGAGGTCGCCGCCGGACATCCATCACATTCACAGGAATTCCCGCCGTGTTGATGATTTTCATACTATCCCTCTATGCCCACATCATCATCGACTGGGTGTTAATAACAAGGACTACGTCTCTCGACATCCTTGGAAGAAGGAGTTTGAAAAGCGTTATGGGTCGGAGTGGGATATTTTTAAACAGGTCAAGAGGCTAGTCGATGAAAACAATCGTTCATGTCAACCAGTTAATCATCCGCAAGAACCAGAAGACCGGGGAGAGAAACCCGGTTCTGACGGTTAAGAACTACAAGTCCAACACCTACGCCCATGAGGTGGAGATCGATGGGCCAAGTAAGATTGTTTACAGTCCTGATAAGCCTTTGTCTTGTGGGGCCAGAGTTTGGATTGAGACCGAGAACGAGGTCAGGATCATAAAATGATCTACCCGTTTAAACGTATCGTTCCATCTACGGTCGTAAGTGGAACTGCTGTGGTGGAACTGCTGTGTACCCGTTTAAACGCCCATGTTCTTACGAAGCAGGTTAATCCTCTCCGTTAAAGCAATTTCCGCCTTGCGTAGTGCGTCCAAGGATTGACGCTTCTGATCAGGCTCCATCCTAGAGATATTAATCGCCAGTCTGGACTCTCTTAAAGCCTTCATGTCTTTGTCCAGATCCCGGATGTAATCCTTCATACCCAAGACCTGACCGTTTTCTTTCAAGTATTCGGTGAGGGCTTTAATGTTCCCGGTTCTCTCCAGTTGGTTAGAGGTTCTCACCACCTCATCCAATTTTTCCCGGAGGTCGTAGTACTCATTAACCGTACCTGCGCCGAGTTCGGAGATCATAAACCGTTTCAACACGGGGATCTGATCCAGCCTCCATGTAGCCTTTGTAGCGTCATCCTCAGATCGAATGATGGAATCCATTGTGGTGATGGCGTAGGTTCCCATCGCCCCGGTATATCCTCTGATGATATAGTCGATCTTCATTGGGGAAATCCCTAATGTCTGGCCCAGTTGAATTGCAATCTGAGATGTCCCCTCGGAGATCTGAAACTCCGGAGCCAAGTCTTTCTTGCCCATCCCCACGATGTCTCGCTGGAGGAAGAAGGAGTAATTAGAGGAGGCCTCAATAAGAGGTAGGACGGCCTGTGGGATCGGGTTAAAGGAGAGGGTTCCCATGACCTGTCGGGCAATCGATTCTCTCACCTGTTCGCCCGTGTCATCGCCCATTGTGTAGGCCATGATCCGTTCAGGTATTACCTTGAAAATCACACCTAGTTCAAAGGGGATGGGGAATTTAAACCCGCCAATGATCCAGTAGTTGTCTCTTGTTTCTTGGTCTGCACGTTGCCACTCTTCCTCGTCTTGAACAAGGGCGTAATACATTGCGGTTGTTCCAAAAAGGGCGAGGGAGCGGAGCATAAAGGCTTTTTGCTGGGCCACTGCGGTGGAACTTGCCAGCCTTCCAAACCCGGCACGGTACAGAAGATCAAGACCCTGAATCCGGGCATTAAGGAACGGAATGATGGCGGCAAAGATTTGAATGATCGGGCTTGACCCTTTGCGGGAGAAGTTGATCACCTCCATCGCCTGATAAATAGCTTCCGCCTCGTTGCCAGTTTCCTCTAGAACCCGCTCAAAGACGGCGGCACGGGTTGAGAGGTCTGCGGCAGTCGAAGCCTTGTCTAGGCCGTCCCACATCGCTCTGAGAGGCATAACTGCCTTCTGGGCGGTGGTCATATCCCCAGCCATGCGCTTGAGTTGATCACCAAAGACACCGGCGGTGGCCTGTACATCGCCCTTGAATTCATAGCCCGAACCGATACCCGCCCTGCGGAGTGCTTGAACGGTCGGGGAGGCGTTGCTAAGGATCTTCACAAACTGGTTGACACCGCTCGCCACGGGGGTCAATTTCTGACCTGTGGTGATCCATGCCGAGAGAGATTCCCGAAGAACAGAGGCTCCGATAAAGGCTGGGTCTCGGGTCACCATCTCCCGCAAGAACTCGGCTGGCTTGGCAAGAATATCAAGACCGGGGATCTGGGGAATGTTCAGGGCTTGCATAGACTGAACTAAAAGAGGATCAGCTACCTTGTAGTAGGCATCCTTTCCGTTTTCCCTAACCATCACCACATCAGGCATATCCCGCTCTTTTTCGGTGGTTCTTTCTACAAGTTTTCCGCCAGACGTTGGGCTGTTTAAACGCTGAAAGTTATTGACAACACGGGTAGCCGCCACGTTCCTCATCCCGGCTTCGATTGCCGCCCGGGAGTTACGCACCACCGTTTCTAAAAACTCTCCTAATGGAGCATCGCCGCCCTTTAATTTCTTGGGAGCCTTAACGCCGGAGATGGCGGAGAAGATGCTGGGGCCAACGGTACGTTCTCCTTCCAATTGTCGGTAGAAGGGAATGTAGTCGCCATACTTCATCCATTCCTGAGCCGCCTTGGCATCGACCACCCCGGTGTCTCTCATGTACCTGACAAGACCCTCGTTGTAACGCTGGTAGTCTTCAAACACCTGTTTGAATTCTGGGAATTGTTTTTCAATAGCAGGAATCTGGGCCAGTTCTTGGCGGGAAAAGGGAGTAACTTTGCCCTGAGCGTCCAGCCTTATGCCTCGCCTTCTGGCGGCATAGTCTTGGAACATCTGGTAAACAAATGGGTCTTGTTTTTGTGCAAGGGGCATGAGGATTTCCATCAGTCCCTTGACCTTGCCACCCATGTTATCCACATAGGTGTATCCCTTGGAATACACAGGGATGCCCGATTTAAACGACTCAGCCGCAACGCCCGCCGCCCGGTCAGACATCAATGCGGCGGCAATAGCAGATTGGTCTGCAAGGAGAACGGCATCGCCAAACTTCTTAGCCAGTTCTCTTGAGTAGTACTCGATCCGCTCGTACTTGTTAATAAACATCTGGCGGAACTTGGCAAAGGGTGTCGCACTCATGGCCTCCGAGATACGATCCTTGAATCCCTGCTCTACCCTCGGGGTAGTGGTTCTTTGTACAGTATCAAGATAAGACTGACCAAGGGTCTGTCCCGCCTGTTGACGGAGGGAGTAGCGAACTGGTTGTGCAAACTCTTGAACCTTTTGGTCGCCAAGTTTAAACATATCCACAACGACTTCGCTCTCGGCATCTTTGCCGATCATGTGAATATCGCCGGGGTTGATGTCTGCTTCGACAACAACTAAATCTTTGGGAGCAATCTTTCTGTTTTGAACAAAGTTCGCAAAGTTAAGTGCAGTATCTGGGTTTAACGTGAAGGCCGCATAGTAACTAAGATCACCCGCCCGAATGTTTTCCAACTCTTCGGTGGACATCAAACGGAATCCTTTGATGCGGTTACCGAGAGTTTGTCTGGCTAACTTCTGAACATTCTTTGTGTACTCTGCTCCGCCGGGAACCTCGTTGAGGTAGTAGGCCGCCTCGTTTAAACCGCTATCCGATACGCCTCCAATCCACGCATCTCGGAGTTCAGTAATTTCTGGGGTGGTCTCTAGACGCTCTGCCTGATCAAAGAATCGTTGAATGTTTTGTGGCGGAGGAGTTTTTGAGCGGAGCGAATAACGGAGGTCACCTCTTTTTTGTGACTCTTTAGCCTCTTCTTTGGTCATGCCAAACTGAGCGGCCTCTGCTTCTGTAGGCTCACGCTGACCATACGTCCCGATATTGCCGGTGACAGACTTCAACTGGTTGGGGTTATAGACCGCCAGATTCTTTTTGCCGCCCTCTTTGACATAGAACCCATCAAATCCAAGGTCTTTGATCGCCTCTTGCACTTCAGGCTCTTCAATGGAAGACCACTCGCCCCGGCGGATACGCTGGTAATGCACCGCCACACCGGGCATAGATCGCAGATCATCCAAATGCTCTTGGTTCTCAAAGTCAAACGGCCTTTCCGCCCGGACATAGACAGGAAGAATGTTGGGCTTGCTTGGAAGTCGTTTGGCAATCTCGTTTCGGATTTCTGTGGCATCCGGGTCTCTGACAACGCTATCAATGGGGAATTGTAGGATCTGTGTGAGCATCCGAATCTGATCCTGCTTTGGCATTCCCTGCGCCATCTTGGCAACGCCAGCCGCAACGGCTTTCTTTATTTCTTGTTCCGAGAGGAATTGATCTGCGTGATCAATCATCCACATCTCGGACATATAAGAGAAGTCCTCTGCAAAGCGGGGGTCGTCTGTTACAAAGATCGCCCCGGCTTGCTTGGGTTTAAACTCGGTAATGTCTCGGGCCGTTCCGTGGTACATCACACGGGGGCGACCCTGTTCATCAACTATCTTTGATCGTCCGAACCATTGTTTAAACTCTGGTGTGTCCGTGGTGCGTAGTGAATATTTTTGGTCTGGCGCAATGCGTTGCGTCCATGTCCACTCTGGTAAAAGCCCAGTTTTTTGTTCTGCAAAAACGGAGTCTTCTACTTTAGCGGTTTTGTTTTTCTCTGCATAGGGGCCAAAATTCATCCAACTGTTTTGACCTCTTGTTTCGGTGGCTAATGCACCTAATGCAGGGCCGGTAAACAACCGTGCATGGGCTTGAAAAGCATTTTCTTCGCCTCTTGCTCTGAATCCAGCACCCTCTAATCCATGCCCAAAAGCATCATGCACCGCTCTAAATAAATCATTAACTGTAACGGGGTGCGTTACACCCTCTTGGTCAGGCCAGCGTAAACCCGTGTCTCGCAACATGGGGTTGTTTTCAATAGCCGCCCCTGTGATGCCCTCTGTACCATAGCCATCGTAAGTTCCATAAACCGCCATGCGTTTGTTATTACGAAGGTCACGCATGGCATTCCAAGGATTGCCGTCGTATGGATCGTTCGTTGAGTCAAAGAAACTAAATTCATACCCAGCATCAACAAGTGCATCGTATTGTTGACGAGTCTGTTTGGCGAGAGCATCAAAAGCCTCTCTAACTTTTTTGTTTTTTGGATCGTGCGGCATAGCCTCATAAGCCGCCGCAAGGGATCTAGCAAACTCAGGGTCAATTTCAACGTACTCGCCCTGTCGGGTGTACGGGATGTTGTTGTCCTTAGCGTATTTTTCCGCTACCCGAACTAATCTTGGGTCTGGCCCGGTTGCCCCTTGAATAACCGGCGTACCTTTAAGCGGCGTAAGGCTTCTGCCCTGATCCCGTCCTCTTCCGTCTCCTCTGAGAGAGAATCGTCCTCTTCTTGCGTCTTTAAGTCTTTTGTCGAAGAGGTTGGTGGCCTCTGCCCGAAGAGTACGAGACCGCTCCCGTAGAACGCCTCTGTTTCCTCTGGGGTCGCTTTTCGGATCGTCATAGTTATACTCCGTTTGGTTAATGAGTTTTGAATAAACATCATCTATGACAATATTATAATTGCCCTTAAGATGATCGTGGATTGTTTTTGCAAATTTATCGATCTTTAAGTTGGAAAAATTCAACACGACCATGTTTCCATGAACCGTGGTTTGTCCGTCTAAGATCTGCTTACCGTTTACACGGATGTCTCGGAGGCTTTGATAAATCCGATCTGCCTCTTCAAGATTAATATCCCCCACCTCAATACGAATTGCACCGTTCTTGGAAAGCCCCTTGGCTTCTTTAGGCGAAGCAACAACCATTTCCTTTTGACGCAAGGCATAGCCAAGCATCTTGGCGAGTTCTTGAATTTGTTCCGTTGTGCCTTTCTTTACAAAAAGGCCAAAGGATGGGTTAGTATCGTTTTCATAACTACCGATCTGATTAGCAATATAGCCCTCAATACCAAGGGATTGCATGGCCCTCGGTAAAACTGTGTCTAAAATTTCTTGACTAATTCGCTGTTTTTGATCAACTGAAAGTGTGTTCCATTGTCTAGTAAGTTCTACATCGTCAGGATTTGGTGCTATATCAAAAATAATTTTTTGTGCTTTTGGTTCTTTTCTTTCACGCACAAAGAAGACCTTTTCTCTGCCTTGTTCTAGGAAGGCTTCTCGCTCTTCTGGCGATAGAGTGCGACTAGGCCGTCTACCAGTTGGTCGAGTTCCTGCGGCGACTTCGCCAGCATCTGCTCGTCGTGTTCGTCTTGATCCAAGTTTGGCTGATTCGCTAATTCGGTCTCCATCGAATCCTTCTCCTTCTAAAAGTTTACGCATCGAGTTTGCGTAGTTTTGGCTTGTTACCCGTAACTTAGCGCCAAGTGCTTTGTACAACTCTTGCTCGGGATACCAAGCAATGGCCTGTAAAGAAGCTGGGGGAATGTCTTGGCCCGTTACATCGGCAATCCTCTGCCGCATTCTTCTGACAACATCACGCAACAGACGACGCTCTGCACCTGTTGATGGAGCATCCTTGGGGCTATCCAAAGATTTAATGATGTTTTCTGCGGACTTAACAAAGTCTGTCTTTTCTCGCTGACCCGAGTCAAAGAGGTCTCGGTTTTTCTTGAAGTCTTTTTCGTGGAGAGACTTAACCTTACGGGCAAGATCAATCATGGCCTGTTCATCAACAATGGCTTGATTGATTTCTTCTTGAGAAAACTCGTTGGAATAAATGCCGTTATCGCCCGATAGACCAAAAGAACCCCGGAACCGCTGAACCTGATTGGCATACTTGGCGGGATCAAATTCTTTTAACTTTCCAGTAAGCCGCCCAATGGTTCGCATAAACCACATATCCATCGTAACTGGCTCAAAGTTTCCAGATAGATTGGAATAGAAGCCGAATCCGATCTTAGGCCCAAACACAGAAGAACCAAGCACTTGTTCGTCGGCAAGTTCACCTGTGATTTTCATCCCAACAGAGTTGAGTTCTTGAACGGTAAAGGGTGTCTCCAAGAACTTCCGGAAGTCATCCATCCCCATCTTGTCAATCATGCGGTTGGCAATGCGGAAATTGTTCTGCATGGCTTTCATCGACTCCCCGGTTCCAATCTCGGGGAATCTTGGCCTACCTCGTTCAGCATTCTGACTGAACTGCTCATACACCCTTTCACCAAACTTCAGGTTGTCTTCAACATTCTGGCCTTGAGAAGAAACCGAAATGGCAATACGGAAGGCGGCTTGAGCGTTGGGATCGGTACGCAACTCAGGGTACTTAAGCGATGCCATACCCAGCATTTGATCAATGACCTTGTCATACCATTGAATGTTTGCCCCGCCGGAACGGATAGCAGACAAAACCTCGGCAGAAAGAAGTTTGCTAAGAAGATCCCGGTCAGCCTCTTGCGTAATGTCAAGGTTTGGAAGCCCAGAGTTTCTGTATCGAGCCTCTAGGAAATCAACGATGTCTCGTATACCGCCGACATCTTGTTGTTTAAACGCATCAGTTCCACCTTTGCCTGTCTGCAACCCAAGGGACGTTGCCGCTACCTCTGCATCAGTAAGGCCAAGGTCTTCAATGACACTTGAAACAACTTTAGATGGGGCTACTCGTCTTAATTGATACTTGTCTTGCGGCTGAACGGCGGTTTCTGCTATGTAGTCTCGGAGGTCTTCATCGGCAAATTGACTAAGCCTTGCAGACAGTTCGCTTATATCAGCATCTGTCGGCTCTCTGCCCAATGCTTGGCGGGCAAAATCCTCCATTTCACTGTTTAAACGACGGCCTAGTTTAGTAGCGGCAGTCTTAGCGGCTGGGTATTGTGCGTTTGCGTCAGCCTCTCGGACTCGTTTTGCAAGGTCAATTAAAGACTGTGGCGGCTGTACTTGATTAAACTTACCGGCACTAGCAATTCTTGCGTCTTTAAATGGATCTCGTCTTAATTGATACCTCTCCGGTGTCTCTGCCACCACCCTCTGGGCTTGCAGTCCCTGAACCTCGGCGGCTCTCTCTCCCATGCCGGGTAACAGCTCGCCTCTTTCCACTCGACCAAAGACATCATCCGCCGTCTGGAATCCAAGTCCTTTAAACGCATTATCAAGGCGAGCAAAGAACTCTTTCAGGCGGTTAAAGATATTGCCAATCATCCCGGCGGGAGGTTTGGTCTGGTTGAAATCGGCAAATGCCTCTGCAATCGCCTCTTCAAGTTGGATTTCAGGGCTGAGTGATCCGTACCTTTTTGGGTCAGCAATGTTGTACTTTGCCATCCACTCGGACTTGGCCTTGTTCTCAAGCACCCGCCACTGATCCGGTGTAAACGCACCCAGCTCTTTTAAGGCATGGATACCCTCGTGGCGGAGAACTCGCATTGGCTTTTCAGCATCCAATGCAATCTTGATAAGACGAGCCGCATAGACTCCATCGGCATCGCCAAGATCGCTTTTGATAGCGCCTACAATGTTTAAACGAACATCCTTCAGGCCGAGCTTATCCAACGCTGCTCGCAGCTTTTTATCTAGCTCGTTTACACGCTCTTTGATCCTTGGGCTAAAGATGCCCTGTAGGGCAAGCCTTTCTTCTGCCGCAGTGATGTCGCCTTCAACGGTAACCGCTACACCGCTTGGAGCCTCCCCCTTGCGAGAGGCAAGCTCGGATGCCGCAACCTGTTGCATCTTCTTAATATCTGCCCGATCCATACCGGGCTTGGCAGATGCGCTAAGGGTTGGGAAGGCATCAAGAAGGGCTTCTAATTTGTCTGTTGGTAATGCAACAACAGAGGCCTCTAAGGCTTCCTGTCGAGAGTTGTAAGTACCTACAGGTTTATTGCCTTGGAATAAAGTAAAGCCGGTACGTTTCTGTTGCTTATGGCGGGGCTTAACCGAAACCCCTTTCCCAAACTCAATAAGGTTCTGTTCGACCTTGGCGAGATTTCTTTCCTGCGCCGCCATTGAGTTTTGAATCTTTTTGAAGTCTTCGCTATCTTTTCTTCCGAGAGCCTCAAGATCCGCCATTGCCTGTTCGCCTTTGGCAATGTTTTCTTGGATCTTTTGTTTGGCATCAAGAAGCTGAACCTGACGCTGTTCTCTTAATTGTGTAGCCCTGTTGGCTTGGGCCTCTGCTTGAGTAAGGCTCTTTGCTTTTCCAATCACCTCGCCCGTTTCGGTGGTGATGTCATAGCCATCAACAACGGTATCTTCAAAGGTTCCCTGTCGAATATCCAACCCGCCGATCAAGCGGTTAACAGGATCAGGAGTCCTAATTTGGTTGATCGAGGTGTCCTTGATCGTACCGCCGATTTCTTGGGCTTTTTTCTGAGCCTGTAGTCTTTCGGCCTGAGTCGAACCTTTAATAACGCTTACTTGATTGCCATTAGAATCAAGCACCGCAACGGCTGGGGTTGAGACCCTTTCTAATTCTCCGTCAAGGATGTACTTCTCTAAAAGACTCTTTTGATCGTTGACATCCTCAAGACCGGAGTAATCCCCGATCTCTTGAAGGATGCTGGTTTCTCCAAGCCCTTCCGCCCCAAGGTCTTCACCGAGAGTCTTTTTGATGGAGGTCAGGGTCTTGGTGGATTGCTTGTCATCAAAGATCTTTGCCGCTTTGCCGGTTGGAAGAATCTTTCTCTGCTCGTAGGTCGGAAGTTTATTGATTGCCTCCCGAACAGCAAAAATTTCTACGTCGTTTAAACCTCGTAAGGCTTTAATACCGGTTTGCTCTGGCAGTGGTTTCTTGCCCGTAACTCGTGCAACAAAATCCGAAAAGCCCTGAGTGGAGGTGTCAATGTTCTTTTGTTCCGCCAAGCCAACGACTTCAGACGGTTTAAACTTCAGTTCTCCGGTATACCCGGAACGCTGGGCAATAAGCCTATTTAATTCGCCCCTGTAAACGCCGGTATCGGCAATGTCTTGCAGGGTGAAGGTTTCTGTCTTTGGACGACCGGCTTCTTTACGACGCTTATCGAGTTCTTTGACTACATCGGGATCAAGTTCTTCTCGTTTAAACGTACCAAAAGGCTCAAAGAAATCCCTATCCTCAACACCATACTGATCTAAAGAAGACTTCTCTTGGCGGGACGGAGTGACCTGTCCTTGCGGGGCGGCTAGAAGGAGGGGCTGGCCTTCCACCCCAAAGTTCGTAAGAGTTTTCTTTCGGGCCGTCTCTTCGGCAAGTCTGGCCTTTTCGGCTTCGGCAATTCGGGCCTTCGCATCTTCCTCGGCTTTAAGAGTGTCATAGAGTTGCCTCCTTCGTCCTTTGGTGGCGAGTTCGATAACCCCTTGGGCAAACGCACCGACAGATGCACCCATTGCCGCATCACCCAGAGCGGATTCACCGACATCAAGGTTGGGGTTGTAAACACCCTTGGCAAGAAGATCTTGGGCGACATTCGCCATGCCCTCCTGAAGACCTTCGATACCGCCCGTTTCAACCATACGTTTAGCACTGTTGAACAGCCCGGGGGCAATCATCTCTGCGTCGGACTTCTTCACCCCACGCAGGACAGCCTGTAATGGCCCGGTTAAACGCTCAATCGGGGCAAGTTCGGTAAGACCAATGCCTAGACCGCCAACCTGAACGCCAAACTCTTGGCCCGGAGTAACCTCAATGCCCTCTGCTCTAGCCTGTTCAACCCGGCTTCTGGCCTCTTCTGCACCAAGACCGGTAGCCATACCGCCAAGGGTTGCGGTTCGTGCAAGCCCTTTTGCCATAGCCGCACCGGGAACAAGAAAGGTGGTTAGCCCACCAAGTGAGCCAACAAAACTGGGAATTGTTCCGTATTCGGGGGCCAGATATTCTTGAACCCCGGCAAGACCTTTACCTACGGAGGTCTCTGCAAAGGGGTCCAACTCCATACCGGCGGCACGAAGTCCTGTGTAAAACGTAGACAGACCGCCTGATATGGGGTCCACAATGCCTCTAGCAAAGCCCTTGGCAAATTCTGCTGGAGCGCCAAGTAACTGTTCCCCTATCCCCGGAAAGGCATCAGGATAAGCGGCTTCTGCCGCCTCCATAGCCCGGTCACGGGGGACCGAATCATCGATCATCCCGATTGACCCATCGGGTAGGGTAATTTGATACGGCATTAATTAGGTTCCCGGAGCAAGAGTTGCTGGAGCTTCTAATCCACGAATTTTAGGGCCAGTCTCAGTTGGGATATAGCCCGGATAGTACCGTTGAAGTGTTTCCTCTACTTTTGCTCTAACACTTGGATCGCTAATATTTTCACCCCTATTAGAAGCGTCTAGCAGTAACTTTTGTTTTGCCCCTAAAACTTCATCAAGGCTAAAGGGTTTTTGTTTTGCCATACCAGCAGTAGCCGCCGCCGCTTGGTAGTAACCCGCCTTTGCTCCCGTTTCTGCCATCTCATAAGGCAGTTTAGCGGCGGTAATTTGATCTTGCCATTGCTGACGAGCAAGAGATGCTTGGGTTGTAAGAAGCGCATTACTGCGATCAATTCGATCTTGTGCTTTACGCTCTGCTTTATCAGCGGCATCCAGCCTTCCTTGATCCCTAAGCATTTGAGCGTTTGCAAGATCAATATTGGCCTGATCAAGAAGATCCTGCGATTTACGCATATCTTTCTTGCCCTGCGACAATGTTTGACCAAAGGCTTTCAATCCTTCTCCTGCCCATTTCATACCGCCACCACCGGGAGCAGAGAGAATCGCCGCACCAGCGGCAAAGAGAGCCTCGTTGAAGGACATATCCTTGTCCTTTTGGAGTTGCTCAGTCTTACGAAGAATCCTCTCTTCCAGAAGTTTGCTGGTTCGATCAGGAATCATCTCTTCACGCTCGGCAATTCCTGCTTCACGAATTCTTGATATTTCTTGTTCTGAAAGACTTTGAAGACTTGCCGGTGCTGGCGGAGGCGCTGGTGTCTTAAACGCACCAAGGCCACCGGGAGAGGGTTGTCTTTGGGTTGCACCCGCTGTTGCACCTGTTGCTATAGGGCTTTGTTGCGTAGGTTGGGCCATAGCAGGAGCCATGCGCTTTTCAATCTCTGCCCCAGAAGGAACGCCAGCAGATTCTTTTTGGATACTTCTAAACATTTGTGTACGTTGTTCTGGACTCATCTGAGAGATTTCAGCGTCTGTAAAGCCCGCTTTTTTAAGTCCAGCCATTTCGTTATAGATACCACCAGTAAACATATCTCTGACTTTAAATTGCAGGGGTGCGCCGGGTTCGGAGATCAATTGGGTTGGATCAACAAATAGACCCTCTTGCGCCCGAATAGGGCCACCCTGTTCAAACGCTACAAGCCCACCGGTTGCCATCATAGGTGTACCCGTTTCGGGTACGTTCATGCCCATTTCTGGCATGGGCATCTGCTGGGGCTGGGCCATCATTTGCTGTGCCGCACCAAGGGTGGACTGTGCCGCCTGTGGGGTTCCAGAGATACCGACAAGGTCTTCCGCCACAGAGGTGATGGGTTCTTGCTTAATGGCTCCCTCTCGCATCCTTTTACGGCGGGTCAGTTCAGAGACCACCAAGTAGGAAGGATAAGAGCCTGTGGGATTTTGAATCTCCTGCATCAAGAACTGATCAGGGACATCCTTAAGTTGCTCAGAGATTTGAATAATGTTCACGACAGACCTCTCGCTAAAGCAAGGGCAGGAAGGCCCACACCCACGGCCTGTTGGGCAAGACTCTGGGGAGCTTCATAGACCGCCCGACCACCCGCCAAAGAGCCTGTACCCCGAAGGATGTCGGACATAAAGCCAAGCTGTTTATACGCCGCCGCCTGTTCTTCTTGGAACCGGGCCAGTTCGGCATCCAATTCTGCCTGTCTTGCAAGACGCTCTTGCTCGGCAATCCTTGCCTGAAGTTCTTTTTGCTTAAGATCAATTTCTGCTTCTTGCGTTGCAATACCAGAGACATCCGTTCCAGCGCCCCGGAATATATCCACACCCCTAAGACCCAGTTCCCCCGCAAACTGTCGGGACTGCTCCTGCATCTTCTGGATGTCCGCATACTGTTGCTGGTTGGCGAGTGCCGCCTTTAAGGCTTGCTCTGCGCTTAAACCCTGTGTTTGAAGTGTTGCCGCCAAGTTTTGAACACGAGCCTGTTGCTCTGCATCAAGATTGGCAAGCGCCGTCTTAAGGCCAACATCCGTTCTTAAGGCTTCGGTCTGCATTAATGCCGCACGATCCCGCTCAAACTGTTGT